TTGTGGACCTGTGCTACCTGTTGTCCCAGTGTTACCAATAGGACCTGTGTTGCCAATAGGACCTGTAGGCCCTTGTGAACCAGTTGAGCCAGTGTCACCTTGAGGACCTGTATCGCCTGTGGGACCTGTGGGACCTGTCAATCCTGTAGGACCTTGGACACCTTGGTCACCTTCTAGGCCTTGAGGACCTGTTCCACCTGTAGAACCTGTAGGGCCTGTGTTACCAATAGGGCCTTGAGGACCCTGTGCACCATCAACACCTATAGTTCCATCAGCACCTGCTGGTCCTTGTGCTCCATTGGCTCCTGCTGGTCCTTGAGAACCTGTAGCTCCAGTAGCACCCTGAGGACCTGTGTTACCTATATCACCTTTCAATTGGTTACGTACAGCAGTAGGAAGTGAGCCTACGTTACTGAAGTCCTTCTTAACGCCGTGTGTGTCTAGTCTGTCTGACTTTACATCACCATCAGCTCCTAGGAGGTCTGCTAACATTCTTGCTTTAGACATTGGTTACACCCCTACTGTAGCTTGTGCTGCCAAATGAGCCGTATACGCTGCAATTACAGAGTCCGTATGAACTGCTGCACAGATAGCCTGTACCTCTGCACTCTCGTTGCTGTAGTCATCACCTGCGCTTACAACGTGTCTGTGGAAGCCAGAGGATAGCTCTATGCCGTCCTCTAGGACTTTGGTGCAAGTGCGTACTTGTACGGCTTTGAACTCACCTACGATTTCGATCTTGTCTTCACTGATTACTTTTTCTAACATTGTACTGCTCCTGTCTGTGCCTACCTCTGGTAAGCGTATGGTTTAGATAATGTAAGTGCCAGTACCCACAAAAGTAACTGGTAATGTCGCCCCTGAAGCCCAATTACCATTATCATACTTTCGGATAACGCCTATCTGAGAGCCAGAAATACTCTCTAGGTTGTACAGGCTGCCTGTATCTTGGCTTCGTGCATTACCTACAGAGTGTCTGGTAGTGCCTGCTGCAAAAGGCAGCCCGTTTATACCTAGGTTGGTTATGGAACTACCAGATGTACTATCAATAGTGACTTGGAAATGGAAGGTGACGACATTGCCTATTCTTGTGTACTGCCCTGAACCATTTGAGTAACTAGCCACACTCCACAAGTGGGCATTATGTGTAGCTAATGGGACAGGACTCCAAGTACCCTCTTCATATTCATCTAGCTTATTAGCAGCTCCTGTGCCGCCTAATTGTATTCCGCCTGATAGGTATAGATTACGGAATCGAGCAGTTGAAATACCTAAATCAGTTGTATTATCTTCAACGCTTGTGCTATTTGATGTTGGTGCAATAAAGCCAGCGCCTAGTCGTAAACCTTTATGTCCTGAAGCACCTGCATAAATATTGAATGCGTCTGAACCAGCATTACTTCCTAAGAATAGCTCCCCACTAGCTACACCAATACTACCAACGGTTGTGCCGTCTTTGCGGAAACGTAGTATCTCACCATCAGATGTACTTCTATTTAAAGAAGCAGTGTATCCTCCGTCAAAACTAGCAAATACCCTGCCTGTGTTCTGTACTGCAAAGCCAGAACCTGTTGTTGGGGCGCTAGAAGTAGTACCCACCAACACGTTGCCTGAGCTGTCTATGCGCATACGTTCTGTATTATGCGAGCCTAATACCAACGCTTGTAAGTTGCCTGATTGAATGTACGCTTCGGACTGACTAGAGCCAATCTCAACCCCGTACCCTGTACTATTATGGAACTCAGCTATCTTTCCAGAAGCATCACCACGTCTTACATCTAAAATAGCTGTTGGCGAGCTAGTACCAATGCCCAAACTTTCAGCACTAGCGTCCCAGAAGAACTTTGCCGTAGTGCCTGTGTCTTCGTAGAATGATATGTCCTTATTCTGAGAGAAAGTTGCAACCTTGGTTCCGTCAGTTCCCCATAAGCCCATAGCCTGAGAAACATCTGATCCTATTTTTCCCGTTCCGGTAGATGATACAGTGCGCGAAAAGGTAATTTGCTGAGAAGAGCTTGCGCCATCAACAACAAGCCCAGCGGCAGTCACTGTGCCTGCTACGTCTAAGGCTGAACTAGGCGAGCTAGTACCAATGCCCACATTGCCACCATAAGGGTTAAGAGACAATGGCCCTGTCTGTCCAATACTCTTCGCTGACTGGATACCTATAGCATCATTAGTAGAGTTTGCATACCCAACATAAGCTCCGTATTCATTTCCATGATTAACCACTAAACGGGCCGTTGCATTTGCAAGGAAAGCACTAGCGTCTGCTGGTGTAGATATACTACCGCCTTTTGCGTGTAAAGCCGCACTAGGCGTACTAGTACCAATGCCCACATTGCCTGAGCTGTCTATGCGTATGGCTTCGGAGGCATTGACTCTGAATACCATATCGCCATCTTTGGCCCCCATAGTCATTTCAGTAGACGTACCGCTATCTTCAAACTTGATTAGTGCGTAAGCATCTGTTGATTTGAATGTAGCAACAGTGTTTGCAGTGCCTGAATTAACCTCAAGAGCAGAACTAGGCGAGCTAGTACCAATGCCCACGTTGCCTGCGGCTGATATGCGCATCTTCTCAGAGCCAGTGACCTCCCACGTATGGATCCCCGTACTATGATTCCGTAAGGTACTGCTAGCCCCTATACCACGTACGTATATACCAGCATTATCTGTGCCTACATTTGATAGATAAACGCGGCTGTCAGAGTCATTAAGAGATACAGTACCTGTAACATCGACTCCAGTGGATGTGGTGGCAAACTTTTGAACGTTGTCATGCCGTAGCTTTACTGCACCATCTACGCCAAACTCAGCTATTGTTTCAGAGTCACCCTTTTGCATATAGATGGCAGGGCCGTTTGATGTGAGTATTAACCCACCTGTTCCCTCGTCCCTAACATAAGAATGTGTACCTGCATGGTAAATCTGTAGATCATCACTATTACCAAACTTAGCCCTGACGTTATCACCGTGACTCTGGTCAGCAGTAAACGTCTGAGCTACGTCAGTCTTGGCTGTGTCAGCGTCGTAGGCTTGAAACGTAGCATCTGCAACACTCTTCGTATAATGATCAGCTAATTGGAATGTACCAAAGGAATGAATAAAGATTACATCATTCAGAGCTGCTGCTACACCTAAGACTACACTAGTACCATTAGTGGCTGTGTAGTCTGCTGCGTCCAGACGTATACCATTTAAGAATACTTGTAGGAAACCAGCATCATACGTAGCAGTGAAGGTCGTCTGACCAGCAGTAGCTGTATGCTCTACTGAGTTCTCTACTCCGTTTACAGATGAACCTGCGTTAGCAAATGCAGACCCATTGTATACTTTCATTACACTTGCAGTTTCATCAAACCATAAGTCACCTGTAGTAGGCGAGCTAGGGGATGTTGCCTGTGATACGTATTGACCTTGGAAGGTAGTTAGGCTAGCTGCTGAAGATGTAGCTGAGGTAGCTGCTGCTGTGGCACTCGTGGCTGCATTGGTTGCTGAAGAAGAGCTAGCTGTAGCACTAGAAGCACTGGCTGTAGCTGAGTTAGCTGCATTGGTTTCACTGGTTGCTGCATCATCTTCAGAGCTTTGTGCGTCTGTAGCTGATGAAGCTGCTCCTGCTGCTGATGTAGTCGCACTAGCCGCACTAGCGGTTGCTGAAGCTTGACTAGCCGCTGCTGCTGTTTGACTAACTACTGCCGCTGCTTCTGCGGTCTCTGCATGAGTCTCCGCTAGTTCAGCTGCTGTCTCTGCTGTCTCTGCATTAGTCTCTGCTAGCTCTGCTGCTGTCTCAGCTGTTTGAGCCGCTGTAGCACTTAATGCTGCTGCTGTGGCCGAAGTTGCTGCATTAGTTTCTGAGGTACTTGCTTGAGTTGCTTTCGTAGTCGCCGTAGACGCAGACGTTGAGGCGTTGGATTCCGAAGTTGATGCGTTCGATGCTGACGTTGCAGAAGCATTCTTACTTGAAAGGGCGTTAGATTCTGATGATGCTGCATTGGTTTCTGATGTGGCTGCATTGGTCTCACTTGTAGCTGAATTGTTTTCGGATACCAAGGCTGCAGCTGCGGATGCTGCTGCGACTGTGGCGGATCCAGAAGCTGCAGTGGCAGATCCGGATGCTTGAGTTGCTGATGTTGCTGCATTGGTCTCACTTGTAGCTGCTGCTGTTTGAGAGGCTAAGGCTGCCACCTTAGAGGCTGCTGCGTTAGTCTCAGATGTAGCTGCACCAGATGCTGAAGTAGAGCTTGCAGTGGCACTGGATGCTGAAGAGGTAGCAGAGTTAGAGGCGTTAACCTCACTCACTGCTGCATCATCTTCAGAGCTTTGTGCGTCTATCTCGGAATTAGCTGCTGCTGTCTGTGATGCAAGGGCTGCTACTTCAGAAGCCTCTGCATTAGTCTCTGCAAGTTCTGCTGCTGTCTGCGCAAGTTTAGCCGCGTTAGCTGATGTTGTAGCTGAGGCGTAATCACCAACAGATTCATTATTGAAAGAACCACCTTCAGATGGCTTGTTTACCAGACCAGATTGTTCCACACCGGAACTAAACGGGATAGGTGTTGATCCAGACTCATTAGGTGTATATGTGATAGCCATCTATGTGGTCTCCTTATAGTAACTCAGACACTTCGTAAGTGACCATGTTGGAAGCTCCTGAGACTCTACGTCTCTTCTCTTCTCTGTTTAATTCATCAATGGCACCTACCTGTTTCTGAAGGTACTTCATTGATTGATCATCACTTCCTAGGTACTCATGTGCGTGATGCAGTGCACCCCATAGGAGCATACGTTCGTTGTCATCTCTGAGCCAGTTGTATACTTCGTTTCCTGTGTAGTACGTACCAGAGCTCACTGGGAACTCTACAGCACCGGGGTCGCCCACTGATGCAACAGTTGTATTGCCTACATCAATGTTGTTTTGATTCACTACATAAGTAGCATCTAAATCAAATAGCCTGCGGTAATAGTGTAACTCGTACACATCACCAACTTCTGCAGCTGGGAAGAACTCTAAGTTCTGTCCTTTTCGTGTGAATGATCCATCACCTTTGGTTGTGAACTTATCCTCAAAAGACCTCAGGTCTATTCTTTGATCGAACACCAAAGACTTACCTGCGGAGTCTGTTACTTTGAACATGATAAACTCAGTTAGATCCGGAGGTAACTGTAGTGAATCCTCACCTGCAGTTACGATAGTTGGATACTGGTATGTATACTCCAAAGGAGGAATTCGTAGTTCTCTGTAGCATGTGTCTGCAGAGTAATCAAGGAAATCAGATACAAGTGAATCGGTTAAGATAGCGCTGTCTCTGTTGGCCCAGTCACGAACCTTGGCGACTAGTGCATCGTACTTTGGGGTAGACATATAATGTTATCCTCTCTTCTGTTTTCTTCGAGTATTACCATAGGTTAGTAGGGCTGGGTACTCGGAGATAATAATCTTTTTAAGTCTTTCGACTTGTTGTTTGTCACTCATAAAGTCAGATGCATTAATATCTATCTTATACTTTGTGAGGATGTCAATCGCAACGATATCTGGTATCACTGCAAAGGATCTGTATCGGTTGCCACCACCGAAGTATTCATAAGAGTCACGGGACTCTTTGGCGTAATCTGTATAAGCAGAGATGTCTTGTGATAACGAGAAGTTAGTCCTATTAGTATTGACATCGAAGCTATGTTGGTTGTGGTCTTGTGATTTGAACGAACTCATAAGACGGTGTCCTCCTGAAAAAAGAGGCCCCCTAAAGATTATAGGGGGCCTTGTGGGACTCCTACTGGAATCCCGTATGTTTAGCCTGCAAGGCCAACGATCAAGCCACAACCTGAAGGGTTGCGAACTTCTAAGGAGCATTCCTCAACGATCTGACCGATAGTGCTGTCACCCTGCTGACCTACTTCAGTCTCGTGAAGAGGACGAAGAGTAGCAGTGTTGTACCACTGTGGATCATATACTAACGCAGAGAAGTCTGCAGAGTTAGTAGTTGCGCCAGAACCAGTGTTATGGGCAAGACCCATGATGTAGTTAGGTACAATCTTGATAGTACCGAAGTCACTGTCATACAACTCAACAGACTGACGAAGCTTACCGCTGTCATCAATGTTACGCTGTACGTTAGAGTCAGCAGCCTGTGCCTTAGCAGAGAACTTACGCTTGTTAGCAGGAGAAGTCATCAAGGTAGTAGCTTTGCCACCTTCCTGATAAATAGTCTGCATTGCGTCATCAACGTTGCTTAGCTCAAGTGCAGCCAAGTTAGCATCAGAAGCACCACGATTGATAGTACCAGCAGTACCAACACCAGTGGTTGTAGGAGCAGTGTATGCACCAGCAGAACCAGCATTAACGATGTTAACGTTGGTAAATGCCTGATAACCACCCATAGTGCGAGTGCCAGAACCGTTAGAGCTGTTCCAAGAATGGATCATATCATGCTCAACATCACGACGAAGCTCAGTACCACGCTTCTTCAACTGGTATGCATATTCATCTGCAACACCAGCTTGGTCAACAGCTCGCTTAGAGCCAGAAACTTCAACGGTCTTAGAGTTAACTTGAGTGTAGTTACCTAAACGAGTACGAACTGGCTCGTTAGACTGGGCAGTAGCAACAGTAGCAAAGGTAGAACCTTCACCAACTGCGTTAGAACCCGGTGCAGCAAGCTCATCAGTGGTCCATTCGTGCAAGATACCTTTAGACTTAGTCTTACCGACTGAGCTGTAGAAAGGGGTCTCATCACGAGTGATCATGCTGATAAAGTTAGATAAGTCTTCGCGTTCAGATACGCCTACGCCTGATGTGCCAGCTGCCGCTTTGGGACCAGCTGTTTGGAAATTACGTGCCATTTTTATTATTCCTTCTAAATAAAGTAGTAAAAAGTTATAGTATTAGCGGAACTTGGATAGGTTCTTGAGGAAAGATAGTTGGTCCTCTTGTGATCCAGATCCAGTTAGAACTTTGTTACGAACATCAGAAGTTGCTTTGGCTTGTTGTGAGTTTCTTGATGGGCCTTTCTTGATAGGGGCTGACTTTGCTTTAGGCGTTGCCTTACGCTTAACAGCTCCCTTGGAGACCTTCTGCTTTAACTTCCGGTAGTCATCAATAAACTTGATAACCTTTGCATCAGAGATCATTGGAAGTAGTTCCTGTGGAATACCTTCATCTAGTGCAAATTGTTGGATGTCTTGTGCATCATCTTTGAAACTTGGAACAAGTCCTGCAATCTCTTCATTGAATTTATCAGAGAGAGCTTTCTGTTGTACTTCTAGCTGAGCTTTCTGCTTAGCCTGTACAGCTTCAGACACGCCTTCACGCTTCTTTCGAGCGATCCAATAAGCGTCCTGAGCAGCTTCACGCTGATCCTTCAGTTCAGAGAGTTCATAAGTGTTGCCTTCTTTACGGGCTTCCTTAATCTTCTCATCGTAGCCATGGTACTCTTTTGCAAGTTCAGACTCTTCTTGTTCGAGTTGTCCTTGCAGTAGTTGGGCCATGCCACTAAGTTCTTCAAGCTTGGACTGTTGTTCAGTCTCAAACTCTTTACGTTGTTCGCTAATCTTGTTACCCTTTTTAGACAAGCTTTGATCAGTTGCGTAACCTTTGCGGAGTTCATCAAGAGTGAGGTGTAATTCCTCTCCATCGATCTTAACGGGAACTTTATATTCCCAGTCAATCTCCTCTTCAGAGTTTAGTTCAGGGTCTTGGGTAGATTCGTCATCATCCTCACCTTCATCATCCTCTTCAGCGTCATGTCCCTGTTCGAGTGTATCGTCTTCATCTGTATCGTCTTGTTCGGGTACTTCGTTATCTACAGAATCTTCCGGATCCTCAACATTATCCGAGTCGTCAGGTAGATCAAGCTCGATACCAAGATGTTTAGCCATAGGGCCCATCGGTACTTGCATGTCATCAAAACTCTGGTGCTGTGGATCAGCATTGAAATCAGTGTCATCTCCTTGGGAGGTAGACGCTGTATTGTTTTCTTTGCTCATAATTTGTTATCCCTATTAGTCCTCAATTATTTAGCTTTCGCCTCAGCTTTCTTCTTACTGGTGGTGGCAACCTTCGGTTCAGCCTTAGGGGGCTTACTGTCTGGGTGCTTCTCAATAAGAGCCTGTACATCAACAAGTGCAGATGACATTGCCTGTAGGGTGTTGGCATGTAATCGGCTTTTCTCGTTGCCTTTACCGATCTCTCGGATAAGGGATACTTGGGATCGCTGGAGATCAAACTCAGCTTTCTTTAATTCTTCAAGTGTATTAGTTGGAATCATTATCTTGTTCCTCATCTTCTAAATGTGATTGATTGATATGCTCTTGGTTGAACCCATAGGTTTCAATTGAGATCAATCGTTCTTTTACTGAGCCTAAGCCCATAGCTACATGGTACAGATACTCACGCTCTTTAGTGCAGTGTGCATCGGTGCCTAGCCACTTCAAAAATAGATCTGAAAGGATCTCTCCATATGCTTCGGTGAAGAACTGCTCCCTCTCTTTTTTAGAGAAGGTAGCTCTTGCCAAAGCGTTCTTAGCATCCGAGAATGGACTCGGACGATAGGAACCATCAGATTGAAGTTGTGGCTTGACCTTCTTGTCAATACCCGCTTTATACTTCTTCATATGTATATATGTCTCTGTTGTTAATAGTAATGTTTGGGGTCTATGTTAAGGCTGAGACCCCTTGCAGCCAGATACAGTATCACCCCCTTAGCCGCCCTGCATTAACCCCATCTGTTGTGGAGAGGGTTGTTCTTGCTGGGTGGTGGTTGATCTATCCTCAGCAGTGGTAGGTATCTTCGAACTCATGACATTATCAATGAGTGATTTCGCCTTACTGTAAAGGTGATCAATATTAGATTTAGATGGCATAGGTTGCTGTTCCTTTCCAGCATCTAGGGCTAATTTGGACCACTCTTGTTCGGACTTATCTAATGCAACCATAAGTTGCTTCAAGTTATCCTGAATGGCATTCTGGGCCTGTACGTTTGTGTAATCGATGTTAGCTTGTTGTAGATCTACTGCTAACTTCTGAGTCAACTCTTCAAGCTTCTGGGCTTTCGCCTGAGCTTCCTGATCACGCTTCTGACTTTCTTCTGCTTTGGCTTTAAACTCATCTGTATTGATATCTACAAGATAATCCAGTGGGTCTAGACCTAAGGCATCAAACGCATTTACTGCTATTGTTGAAGCTGCAGTAGGAGAGACAACACCACCTGCTCCGGCTTCTCTCAAAGCTGGGAGGATCTGTTGACCAACCATCTGCATCTTCTGGACAAGAGTCTGATTACTTGCATCACCAACATCTGCTTCAACAGTCATGTACTCGATTCCGGGTAGATCATCTATTAACACATCGAGATATCGTTGATTCCCTGTGTAGTCTCCTACAGACTTGCCCTGCATCTCCTTACGCATTGTCCGATAGATACCTTCAAGGAGTTCCCGTCCACCGGTTTCCATGAATCTACGAGCAATGAATTGGATGCGTATTTGTGCAGCTGACTGCACTTGTGACACCTTAGCTTCCGAGTTACCAGACACATATAAGGCATCATTAAGTCCTTGGGCTGCTTTAGACAGTCCAGTGGCTTGTTCTTTGTGACCCTGTAAGAACTCTAATAGAGGTACAGTGCCAGTTGAGATCTGCTCTGGTGGTAAGGATGAGACAGCACTCATCGGGTTACCGTTGGAAGCAATGATCTGCTTTGGTTTCATATTCTGTAATGCAGAGAAGTCAACCACGTTTGGATCTGCAATCTTAGGTGCATAGTTTGTCAAGTATGTATTCTCAACAAAGCCACGTAAGATAGCTGTAGATGCAAGTGTGGATGGTCTGACCATATCTGTCATTGCCAAACCTTCAAGCTCGAAGGGGATTTCAAATGGAGTGAAGGTTGCCACTTGGATATGATCTGCATCTTCTTCTTCAAGAATAGTGTCGCCTACACGTACAATGTACTTAAGTTCAGCTACACCATCACCATCTCGGTCTACGTATGTCCAGCAACGTAATACAACAGCTGACTGGGTGGCTTCAAGTTGATTATCATCACCTGAACCTAAGAGTAAGGTTGTACCTATAGCTCTCTTACGTGCCAGTGAATCTGTGTTTAGTTCAGTTGCATATTGAATTGAGTCTTCAACAGATGACCAGTCGATACTATCAGCCTTCTCAGACCAACGAGATCTAATCTCGGATCTTGTCATCTCTTCTTCAAAGCCCATGAAAGAAGCATCATGAGGACCAGTGGCACCTCTGTTGACTCTTAGGGACTCTGGGGGTACTGCTGAGAAGAGTACTTTATTGGTTACCTTGGTACGCTTCAGACGTACATTGAGATATAGACCAGTGACTTCATCTAAGTAGATGTCACCTGTGGTTGTGATCTCAGGGTCTGATAGGAGTACATCGAGGTTGACCTGATCGATCTCTTCAAACTCTTCAAAGGATACCTTCTCTTCTGAAGCATATGTCCATGTCACTGCTGATAGTTTCCACATCAATGATGACTTAAGCCATGTATTGAGAGTAGGCCATCCACGGTTCTTTGAGAAGATACAGTGGTTCAGAAGCTCTGAGGCTGCTGTGGCTCTGTGGTATGCAAGAGGTGTCTTGTCATATGGCCTGAACTTAGCCAGTTTACTATTATCAAAGAGTAACTCTGATAGTACTGCAGAGTAACCCTCGACTGCCTCAACTGTGTCTGAGGATACAATTCGGGACACGCCCTGTGGTTTAAGGTGACCCTCAGGGATCATTGCGTACTCGTATGTAGCCTTCTGACGTTCATCAGATAGTTCTGAGGTGTCTAGGAAACTTGCACTTGATTGTGCTAGCTGGTAGTCGAGGAGTACGTTCAAGTCCTCGTCAGAGACCTTTACTTTGTATCCATCTTCATTATTACTTGTGGTCATCTATGACACCTCTTGTATGGGTATAACTACCCTCTATCAATCTATAATTAGGTGGTTTCATTAAATGTACTGAGTACACTCTTTCTTTTCTTTCCCGAATGTGAAGAAACCATAACAAACATTACATAGTGGAGGACTATGGGAAATATGTGGTCCGCACGGAAGGATTTGAACCCTCGACCACTCGCATCCAAGGCGAGTACTCTGCCAGACTGAGCTACACACGGTTAATCTATTACAGTCACTGGGAGGTCAACCCCAGAGGCCTACTGATTTAACAGTGGGACTTAGTGGAACACGAAGGCCCCTCAGGAAAAGTAAGGGACCCTCATGATCCTACTGACCATAGGTCAGCTTTTATCATAGCCATTGAGTGTTGTCAGGTGTATACGCTTGGTTCCTGAAAGAAACCCGTGTAGTTGATAACCTGTCAGCATGAGTACGTAGTACCTCAAGTGCAATGGCTGTTGCTATTACAGTGTCGTCATTACAACCTGACATAGCATTGGTGCGACCACTTTCATCAGCCACGTAAGTCATACATTCTTTTATGATTACGGGGGATGCCAGATCGATATCATCGTTCTCTATGGCATTCTTAAGATGACCTATGATCATTGGTTTAGTAGCTTGGGTTGTCCTCCAACCTAACCGTGTACCTTCCTCATTAGATACATTAGCTACTTTAGTTTGATGATAAAGGTTGACATAGTCCATCTGCTTTAATCTGTTAAGCGTGGCTATACCTAAGGAATTAGATTCCACTGCAAGCAGAGCGTTGTTGTAATACCGGCCTAAGTAAAACAAGAGATCACCATACTGGGTCGGGTCTAGTTTATTATTACGGTACACAGCACATACTTCTCTGTCTGCATTTAATACTACTGCTGCTGAGTAGTCTTGTCCAACACCTAAGGCACAGTCAGCTCCAATGATGAAGTTACTGTCAAACTTAGGGTACTTATAGATCTCCAAGAAACCTTCTCGGTTATCTTCAAACATACATGATTCCAGACTGAAGTGTTGTCTCTTCATACACTGTGCTGGTTTAGTGTTATCTAACTTCTCAGTTGAGAACACATTAGATCCTGAAACTATGAATGCTTCATTTGATGTGGAAGGGTACTCCTGTCTGAACTTATCCAGACCCCCCTCGGCTATCTTGAGTCTGCGCCAGTAGAGCTGTTCTAAAGATAGGTCATGTTTCTCTGCAAGCTTCTCTTCTTCCTCTGTGAGGGTCTCTTTGAAGTCTTCAGGTTCAAGTACAGTACGCTTATACTCAGGCATAAGGAACCAAGGTACAAAGATAGGTATGTACTCATTCTCACCTGCTACAGCACCTTGCCATAACCTGTGGAACTCATTACCAACACCATTAGCAGTGGACTCCAGAATTACTTCTGTTCCGTCTGCCTGCGAAATACCTTGGAATAAGCCTGCGAGAATCTTTGCATCATGAGTCCAGAAAGCAACTTCAGATAGATGAGCAATAGTCGGGGTGGTCCCTCGGCCTGCTTCAGGGGATCCTGCGGTGTATAGTCTGTATCCTGAGTCATTATGTTCGAAGCCTATCTCTTTAGCGTTAGACTTCTTGAGTACTGGCTTGAACTCCTTACGCATGTACTGGATGATGTTTCGAGACATGGCAAATAGTGCATCAGATGTAGCTGAATCATGTGCCATAACAACTGACTTGTTGAATGGTGTTAGATATGACTTCCAGTATACACGTCCACAAGAGTAGGTTGATAGACCCATCTGTCTTGCTTTAAGTACTATAGCTCGTACCTTACCTGTCTCCTTCAGTTGCTTCTCTATAGCATCATTCACTATCTTCTGGGCTGCATTGAACTCAAGGGGTATAAAGCCTTTGGATGCATCCTTTGGTAATATCCTGATCTGTTCTTTTGCAAAGTCTTCGAAGGACCCCTCGTATCTCTTGAGGTCTTTACGTTTCTTTACTTCAGTTGCTACTGCTAGCTTCTGCTTGTTTGTTAATGCTGATGACATATCTTGCAGTCCTCCAAGAGTACAAGGGGGTCCCAGTGGACTTCCATGGGATAGTTGGTATTAAACATAATATATATTAAATGAACTGAGTCTAATAGTAGTCTATAGAGTAGTCCCTAGTAGTTCCTAAGGACTCCCCTAGTAGAGTCTATAGGATACCCCTAAGTAGTCCATAAGATCAGAAGAACTACATAAGACCCCATAAGACCCCTAGGTACTCTCTTACTCCCTTAGACCCCTAGACTAGTCCCTATCAAGTCTATTACTCTTCCTTCAGACTTGTTATATATATGTTTATAGATATCACTTACTGTTTCTTCTAGTAGACTAACTAAGGACTTCATAAGGACTCCCTTAGAACTACATAAGTACTCCATAAGAAGGGAAGGGGAAGGGTTAGGTACCCGTAACTAAGCATAGGTTCTAGCCCTATGTAGTCCATATAGTATCTGAAGTTACTTCATAATGAAGTCCTTAGCGCCCCTTCTAACACTAAAGACAGCTACTATATGCTATGGTATGTACTACACACCGTGTCTAGGATCTCCCCAAGGGACCCCAGATGTTCTCCTATAAGGTACTACAAATGATTCTCTATAAGGTACTACAAATGATTCTCTATAAGGTACTACAAATGATTCCCTCTCTATAAGGTACTACAAATGATTCCCCCACAGGATATACCTATATTTCCACATAGGGACCCAAGTAGTCCATAGGATTAGAGGTACCCCCATAAACAACTATTAGCGATATCTATCGAAGTCTCTCGGGAGTACATAAGTAATCCCAAGGAAGTCATGGGTACCCCATTAGCTTCCTAACCCCCCTACTCTGTTCCCCACAGACCCTCACAGACTTCCTACGGAGTCCATACGTAGCTACATGGGGACACCATAGGCTACCCACTCCCCATAGGTTACTCCCCATGAACACTATATGTAGTACCTAAGTACCCAGAGACACTACATATGGACACTATGGGGGTCCTATGCCTTGAACATAACATGGGGTGATGGGGTACATCGGGGTACAAGGGGGTACCGAGGATAACTCCCAAAGGACTCCACAGCATCACCCAAAGGACTCCACAGCATCACCCAAAGGACTCCCTTCGGACTACACACAGACTACACCCACACATATACATAGTCCTCCAGTAGTCCTCCAGTAGTCCTCCAGTAGTCCTCCAGTAGTCCACAGGAAGTGACCATCAACTGTAATTTACAATAGAGCACTGGGAGTTGGACCTGCGGTCCACTTGTGGTGTCTCATATTGAGCACTTAATTAATATTTATGTGGCTCCGCAATAATGTGGATCCACGGCATAACCAAGAGGATTTACCATGCCAGTTTTAAAGAATGTTGTAGTTCGTAATTCACGTGTTGTTACTCCAGTGACCAAGTCATGGGGTAAGCAATACTCATTAGTAATCGAGTCTGCGAAGGGTCACCTTGTAGGTACTCCATCAGACAGGGAAGGTCAGTTCTGGCTTAACTGGTCAGCTCAGTACCCTTCGGGAGACTTAGTGGCACCTATTGCCCAAGTACGTGGTAAGACCGTGTCAGAAGATCCCACTGAGTTCGGAGATGGGTCAGTGGTAGACCTTGCCTTTGATACAGTGGAGCGAGATGGTAAGCAGTATCATAATCTGAAGGCCATCAAGGTCATACAGTTCGTGAAGCCACGTTCCGTAGTTGACTTCTTCGATGACGATGAGTTCGGTTCAGACTCAAAGTCAGATGCACCCTTCGACGACGCAGTCGAGTTCTAAACTAAATCAGTGGGGTCCCTCAACAGAGGGGTTCCACTGGTTCTTTTTTTGTGCCACTAGTTGGCATAGTGCCATCTGATAGCCACACCTACACATTTCCGTACTAGTCGTACGGGAGTGGAATAAAGCTCAACCGACATAACCCACAAGGATTACATATAACATGCCTATCAATCCACAACCCGTTGAACCAATCTATTACTCTGACGATGAAGTATCAAGTATTATCTCATCTGTAGTAGTAGTACCAGCACCTACAACACCGTCTATTGACAGTCTGATAGAACAGACATACATGGACATACTATCTTCAGATATGGAGAATCACTATGAAAACAGTTGAATCAACAACACAATGGGCAGCTAACACTGTCATCTTCCAAGACTCTGATGATGTATACCTACGTCTGCTGGGTAATGCACAGGGCCTTGAACCTATCTGGTATGTGTTAGCACTTGGATCCTTCGAGTGGGTTCAAGACTCAACAGAGCTTGATATAGCATGGTCTCAGCGTAATGGCACAGGATATTAACCAAGAGGAACATAATCATGAAAACACTCCATTTAGTCTCTGACTCTAAGATACAGCACACGATCCACCTCGGTGACTCCAATGTACTGGACTACCAAGAGGCCATCGAACACCTCAAGTCTGAAGCCACTGGTAAAGACAATACCATAATCATATGTAATGAAGAGAATAAACCCTCAACATACATTGAGTTCTCAGATAAAGATGTAAAGGCAGCCACAATGCCACCACACTTCCCTGAGTACTACTACTGGATCATGATTATTATTGTGTTTACAGCATACCTGTTCAAACCTTGGTAACTTACATAAGGCTCTCTAAGGGCCTTTAAAGTCTCTACCAATACCAACATAACACCCATAACCCACAAACCTCTCACAGAGGCTCCTATGAGCTCCTATGGGTACTCTGAGGCCTTAAATGAAGACTATCATTCATATCAACCAACATGTAATCAAATCTAACCTGAAGAACAACCTAAAAGACCCACCCATTACTGTTAAAACCTACAAGTCAAATGACTACTATTCAGAGGTTCTAATAGATGGACCAGTGAAGGTAATCTACTCACCAGACAAGCCACTATCATGTGGTGCAAGAGTCTGGATTGAGACTGATTCGGATAACTTAATATTCAAAGGAATACCAACATGCGCAGAGTAGATATACTAAAGAACCAACTGAACTCCTCACGAGGACGTTTCTTCACAGCTAAGTACAAGTCACAGACTGGTCTTATGCTACAGATGAACTTCAAAGTAAAGGAGATCATTGAAACCACACCAATGTACATCAAAGCTGAAGTATACATCCCGTCAAAAGGTGTCTCTCAGATGATGAAGTTCAATGTAGGTCGTTCAGGTGACCTCCAGTACCTTGCAGCAGATCGTAGTAAGATCTCTATGTCTGGCAAGGGTATGATCTGATATAACCAAAAGTTATAGGGTGCTTACTAATGATTTTAAGTACCTTAAGCCCATCACTATTATTTTATTATCAAGAGATAAAGCAAATGCAACTATCAACATACGGTAACCAAGCACAAGTAACCGGAGTACAACATACACAAGCATTTCAGATGCAAATGAATGCTAAGATGTTCTCCATACTCACCGATAAACTGTACCAGAACAAAGAAGGTGCAATCATCAGGGAACTATCAGCCAATGCCAGAGATGCTCATGTATCTGCAGGTAAGGAAGATCAACCTTTTGAAATATCCTTACCAACATGGCTCTCATCTGAGTTCAAGATCAGAGACTATGGTACAGGTATAGATCCAGAAGAGTTCTATGATACCTATACTAACTTAGGTCACTCGACAAAGGATCATGAAAACAACTCCATTGGTGCTTACGGCTTAGGCTCAAAGACTCCTTTCGCTATCACTGATCAGTACACTATTCGGAACTTCTATGATGGCAATGTGTACCTCTATACAGCCTTTAAATCCGAAGGTATGCCCACAGTATCTCTTATTGGATCTGAACCAACAGATGAACCTAATGGTCTTGAGATCTCAGTTGACACCACACAACAGGGAACTGTTCGTCAATTCACAAAGGAATGTGGTGAGCAACTTAGGTTCTTCAAAGTGAAGCCTACAATAGTGAACGACCCTGACTTTGAATGGCCTGAGGTGCTTGATCTGTCCAAAGGTTACCATGTAGCATCGGGTTACTATCATAGCGATGTAGTTGTTGTTATGGGAGGAATACCTTACAAAGCAAGTACTCACGGACTACCACCTGAACTTAAAGAGAAGTTTGACAGGATCGTCTTAACACTTAGCGCTGAACTAGGAGAAGTAGATATCCCACCTTCACGAGAATCATTAGAACTTACTAAGAAGACCTTAGCGTTCTTATCTGACAGTGTTGACAAGATATGCAGAGAGTATACTATTTCATTCACTGATAGTATTTCAAAGGTAACTAACCTAAGCGAGTTAGATGATGTGACACATGCAAGGGTAGATGCTTGGCTCTCTACAAAGAAATTCAGAGCTCATGAGTTCACCTACAAAGGTGAAGAAGTCACTGGTGATATGATTGATAAATTCCTGTCTCGGGATATCAAAGGCATCACTGTAAAACAATCAGCTAGTTACTACAAGACTTTCAGGAAAACTCATGACATCAGTGTATATGGTTTAAAACAAATCACTCGAAGGAACAGATTCACTGATGGTGGTCTAAATACCATGTACATCAATGACTTAGGTCCGAGGATCAATAAGCTACTGACAGCTAATAAGAAGACTATTGGTAACAACTCAGCAATAGTCTCAACAACTGAGCAGAAAACTAAGCTATTTGCTGAAGCCACTGTGAAAGTTGAAGAGACTCTTAAGGAGCTTGGATTCACCATAACCAAATTATCATCAATCATATCACTACCAACAGTGATCAAAGGAGCTAAAAAGAAGTACAGTAATAGACCTGACCAAGTGTTCAGTATTGACTCATTTGGAGAAGCAGATAGGAGATCTGTTGACATATTACCAACTGAAGGTTACTACGTAGAGATGTCTAACTGGTCGATAGCTCTACCATTCTACCACTTAGAGTTCCTTGTGAATGACTTAGGTAAGGATGTGTACGCACTGAGGTCTCATGCAGCCAAGGAAGCTAAACTCCAAGGTGAACTGACTCATGTAAGTGCCTTGCAACCTGAGGTTACCAAGCTATTGCTGAAGAAATTAAAGAATTGTGATGATGCCAGTACAAAGTTTAGTCAACTATCTGGACTACTGCCTCATGGATTCTTTGATAATAAGCTATTTGAAAGGATGGAGACTATTGATTCAACAACAAAGGTATGTAAACTTGTAACAGCTTGCCATGATATACACAATGAGTATAAAGCAACAAGCCTGCCAACAAGGTATACTAAATTGAAAGACTCATTGAAGATCAAACCTAAACCATCAAAGGCCAAAGTCCCAGCATATATAGTCAAGCTTGCAGAACACGCAAGAGTAAACTATGCAACAGCACTAGATGATGTATTCTCCTATAACAGGTGGGCATCTAAGGACTCTAAGGGATTCTCCCAAACACTAAACTTAATTGTAGGTAATTACAAATGAATATCATAACAGACCACTCAGTGACACTATTCGACAACCTGAAGCCCATCACAGTAGGTGACTGGCACCCTCAGTTTGAGGATATCAAGTTACTTGCAATGGATGGGTATGAAGAAGATGCATTGGATTTAATAGATGGTCGTAGGACTATCAAAGAAGCTATCTTAAACTCTGAGTTCGAGCTAGTAGGGGATTGCCTGTATCTTGAAGACTACCGAGTACCAGACAACATGGCAACTCGTATCTTTGACCTATTGGCTGAGAACGCCTCAGTGCTACCACTGCAGAACTTCTTCAAGAACCTACTCGACAACCCATCTTTCCGGGCTGTGCAGGAGCTGTACGGGTTCTTGGAGGTCTCACGACTACCTATCACCAGTGATGGTTGTTTTGTTGCATACAAGGCAGTAAATGATAACTATCGAGACTACTACACAGGTACAATGGATAATAGTATTGGTGCTAAGCCAACTATGCCACGTAATCTTGTAGATGAAGATAAGGATCGGACATGCTCCAATGGACTGCACTTTGCAGCCTATGAGTATGCACGTAACTTTGTATCATACGGAGGACACCTCATGGCTGTCCGAGTAAACCCAAAGGACGTAGTTGCTATCCCATCGGACTACAACAATCAGAAAGGTCGTGCCTCTACCTATATGATTGTCAATGAGATCGAAGATAAAGCTGACGAACTAACAGACACACCTCTGTATAAAGGTGACTTTGAAGAAGACCAACTAGAATTACAACTTTAATCCATAAGGAAAATATACATATGTCTCAATTAGGAACTCAAATCATCCGTGACGTTAACTTAAACTACGTATTCATCGATGAACCTCGTAGCCCATTCGGAACATCACAATGGGAATGCCAGATCGAAGGACCTTCAACTCGAAAGGAAGAGTTTTCACTCTACGGGAAAGTTAGAACTCTAGATAATGGTAACATCGCAGTCAATCTCAAGCGTAAGGCTCAGCGTAAAGATGGTTCTGACAACGAGCCTGTAGGCTTTGTTGACTCAAATCGTAAGATGATTGAAAGCCGGAAGAACATTGGCAATGGGTCAACAGGTAACGTTAAGGTATTTCGTGCTGAATACAATGTAAATGGCAACACAGGGATCACCTCAATTCTATCTGCTATCCAAATGACTAATCTGATCAAGTATCAAGGTTCTGTCGACTTTGATGATCTAGGTGAGGATGAAACAACAGGTGCAGCAGATAATAACGATGACTTCTAGTTAAGTATCAGAAGTAAATAGGGGGCTCGTAAGGGCCCCTTACCTAATTAACAAGAGTAACCAACATAGCTAACTATCCAAGTAGGAAATATCTTATGAGTACCCATGACAATACTTATTCCACTATTAATGTTAGCTTCATTCTTACTGAATATATTGAATAGCAAATGATTAGATTCTCAACACCAAGTAAAGTCCCATGTAAAACATGGTCACTTCAAGCACTAGACACTTGTTTAGGTAGTAAAGGTTCTGATGGAAACCTTGTACCAGCATGTGAAGGATGTTACGCGACTACTGGGCATTACCATATGCCTAATGTAAAAGAACCGAGAGTTCACAACAGAGAGGACTGGAAAAGAGAAGGTTGGGTCAGCGAGTTCGTAACTGCCATACAGAAAGATAAATACTTCAGATGGTTTGACAGTGGCGATATCTATGATTTGAGACTAGCAAAGAAGATGTTAGATGTTATGCGACTGACACCGGGGACCAAGCACTGGTTACCAACACGAATGCATAAGTTTAGCAAGTACAAAGATACTTTCACCAAGATGGAAGCACTCACCAACGTTGTTGTACGATACTCCAGTGACAGTATATCCGGAGGTATCATTGAAGGTGCTAACTCATCAACTATCATACCAGACCCAGAAAGTAAGACATCTGCATCCATATGTAACTCATATAAAACACAAGGAAAATGCAAAGACTGTCGTAACTGCTGGGATAAATCAATCAAAGTGATAGCATACCCTGCTCATGGCAGGAAGATGCTTAAGATTATAGCTACAAGCTCGTAAATAGCTTATACAAGACGTTCTAAGCCCCAAGTAATACCATCATGTGCCTGAAAGAATCACACACTGATGAGACTATGCGGGGCCTTACTCGATATTCTAGGTATTTATAGTACCTTAAAGAACCTATAACCTAGATAACTACAGGAAAAGAAACCTATGGCCCCAAAAGTAAAGTATAAAGAAGGCATTGTAAAGCCAGAGAATGTCAGAGAGAACGCTAAGTTTGACCTACACCCTAACTCATTGAAGAACCTAAAGCCCAAGTGGGACAATGAGCATATGAAGAAGATGGCAGCTAAGTCTCTCGAGAAACGAAGGGCAAATAAAGAAGCCCGTGAGAAGATGAAAGAGACTGTAAGCATCCTTAAATACCTATCAGATGGTGTCATCAGTGACATGCCATCAGGCCTGACAGTCATGCAGATCATGATGTTACGTGCAATCCAAGACGGAGATCCAGCAGAAGCTGCCAAGTTAGCTGCAACTATCGCTGAGTACCAACAACCTAAACTTCAACGGACTGAGAATATGAATACTAATATCAATTTAGAGGACTTAACCGATGAAGAACTTGCTCAACAACTTGCAATTCTGAATGGAGCAGACCCATTGAAGGATATTGAGGGGGAGGTCATCGATGGTGGCAGTTAACGACATCACAGGTGACTCCCTCACATCTAAGAGTAACAACCAGAAGTTCAGAGACAACTTTGACAAGATCTTCTCCAAGCCCGTAAAGGTTAAGGAGAAAGAACCAAAGAAGTCTAAATAAGAATAACTCCCTTTAGTCTAATTGGATAAGGCAACAGCCTTCTAAGCTGTGGGTTTCAGGTTCGAGTCCTGAAAGGGAGACCATATTTACAATAGGATAACATATCAAATGTTATATAATCTAACAGAGATGATTAAGGGTGCATTTTATATAGCTATCATAGCGTATCCAATCCTGTACCTAATAAGCATAATCGAAGAATACTTGAGGAACTACACATGATGTTCATGGCACACTTCACAGAGATCATGGAAGGGTTTGATTGTGATTTTAATACAGCCCTACAACTATATCAGAGAGGTACAGTATGGGAAAGTTAGTCGAAGTAGACGCAGAATACCTAGCAGCACTCCAGAAAGACAGTGCCTTCATGGAGTGTCTAGATGCTTGTGGCGTGGTTGATTGGGAGGGTTATGAAGAAGCCTATGAGATGTACTTAGAGGAGTGTGAGTAATGAAAGCTGAATACATAGACCACATGGGTTCCGACCTAACAGTAGTGAATGCTGCGAGGGTATCCTTTGATAAGGAGTCTGTCTATGCTAATGACGAGTATGGACATGATGAGTTTGATGACCCTTCGTATCTATCTGACAAGGACAAAGGCTTAATCAAGTACCTAGCTAAACACAAGCACTTCACACCATTCACGCATCCTCAAGTGACGCTTAGGTATACAGTACCAATCTTTGTTGCTCGTCAGGAGTTCAAACACATCG